AAGCAACATCTCATTTTCGCCGGGATGCTTAGAGAAAGAGCTAACGGTACCGTCCGGGTTATTCAGCTTGTCCACGTACATCATCGGCGTGCCGACCGGCGCTTCGATCTCTAGAGCAACCTCGCCGCCGAACGCCGCCCTACCGGCCGCGCTGGTGCTGAGGAACCCCTCGTCCTTAAACGTCTTTCCGGTTAGACCCCAAAGGCTGTTGACGTCTCCCCGATTGATGCCGAGAGCAGAGAACTGATTCGCCCCGGTCCCTCTCCGCAGGAGCATCGGCTTAAGGCTTGGCCGGAAGCCCCTAAGAGCCTGCTCAATGGACTGCTTATCCGACGCACCGATATTGCCGTAACCAGGAAGTTTTCGGAGATAGCCGTTCATGACGGTATAGGCACCACCGGTGTAATGGCGCAGGCCGTTCTTCTCACCGGGGCCGAAAGGCTTAATGGCGAGCATCTTCAACTGTTCGTCGAGAGCCTTGGCAGGCGTCATCTCTTCGAACTGCCCGCTGTCGGCCGGGAGGGGTGGTTGCTTACCCTCCAGCTCTTTAGCCAGCTTGGCGATCTCTTCTTGCTTCTGCTTGATCAGCTTCTGCTTGGCCGCCTGCTCGATCAGGCTGACCTTCATCTTCGTGTTGTCAAGGTCCTTCTTAGTGACGTGCGCCTTACCCTCAGGCGTGGTCAGGAACTCGACAACCTTCTTCTCGAACAGGAAGCCGTTATCGACCCCGACCTTCTTAGCGCCCTCCGCGTCTACGATGCGCAGGAGCTGCAACATCGTAGGCTTGGTCTTGCCGTCTACTTCCCACTTGAGCAAAACGTTGTTTAGACCATCGTAATTCTGTTCTGCCGTAGCGCTCAGATAACTGAGCCCGCCCTGCTGCTTGAAATAACTGAACAGCGATGTCTTCTCGGCTTGGCTGAACTGATCCGGATCGCCTGCTTCCTTGGCTTCCTTGACAACTCGATTCGGCGCAGGCTTCCCGGTGTCAACTGGCGGTGTTCCGGTGGCTGGTGTCGGCGTCGGCGTGTACCCGCTCGCCGCCTTAGCGTCGATGTCGGCTTTCTTCTCGGCCGCTGTCTTGGCCGCCCCACTCTTCTTCAGCGTGTCCGCCTGCTTTTCGAACGCACCCTGCTTAATCAGTTGCTTCTTTAGAACGCTCAGCTTCTTGCCGGTACTGAGATAACCCGCGATAGCTTCCTTCTGCTCGGTCGGGTTCAGCCCGGTCTTGGCTTGCACAGCCTGCGCAATGACCGCATCGAACTCGTCATTCTTGGTGTAGAGCGTCCAGCCCTTCTGGTTCGTGGCGACGAGCTGGTCCTTGGCGATGATATATGCCGCCGCAACGTCCTCGTCGCTATAGACCTTAGCCGGGTCTTTCTTAACCTCCGCCTGAACGACCTTCTTAACTTCCTCCGCCAGCTTAGGAGTAGCCACCGTCGGAACCGCGTTGGGTTTGGGGTCCACCGCTGGCTTGTTCGTGTGCACCGCTACGTTCAGCGGCGCGGCCGGTGTCGCCTTAGTCGGCTGCGCGTTGCCTTCCGGAACCTTCTTGCTGCCGCTCAGCACCTTCTTCTTCAGCGCGCTCAGCTTGTTACCCGCTGCTTTGTACGCATCGATCTTGGCCTTAACCTCGGCTCCGGTATAACCGGTCTTCCCGCCGATGGCGTCGTAGACCTGCAAGTCCAGTTCGAAGTTAGCACCCTTGATGTTCAAGCCCTGCTCTTTCGCCATGCCGTCTTTGATCTTCACGAACATGGCGCTAACGTCTTCATCGCTCATACTGCCGACGCTGTCGCTGCCGGGATTGACGGCTGGTGCCGCAACGGGCGCGGCCACCTGCGAAGAGGGAGTGGGGGTGGGGGTGGGCTTCGTTCCCTTGGCGGTCTGCACCTTCTGGCTAGGACCAGCGCCCATGATCTTGTTACCGCTGCCGTCCTTGAAGACGTACTGACCTTGCTTGCTGCCTCCGCTGGCCGAGCCACCACCCGGGATCAGCACGATGTCACCCACGACGTGCGCCTTGCCGTCGTAGTCCTTGATGGTGTCGCCTATGCTGATGTTCTTCGGCGTTATGCCGGTGAACGTCGGCACCATTGTCGAAGGCGGGGCGGCTGGAGCTGGTTTCGCGGGAGCTGGTTTCGGCGTTGTGTCTTTACCGTCCGGCAAATACCAATCCTGGCCGCTCTCCTGCGTCAGCTTGACCAGGCCGTACTCCGTCTTCTGGAGCTGCTGGCCGTAGCCGTCCGGGCTCGCGCTGTAGAGCTGGAAGGCGTCGAAGCTGGCGTCATACAGGATGTAGTCGCCGCTCTTGGCAACGACCAATGGCTGACCTGGCTTAGCCGCTGACTTGGGGCTGTCCCCCAGCTTCTTCAGCGCGTACACGTCCAGCGCTACAGGCTCCGGCTCCGGCTTGGCCGCTACCGCTTGCGGGATGCTGGTCTTGTATAACTTGCTCTTGATCAAGTTCTCGGCTGTGTCGTCGCCGACCGTAAACGACTGCGCCTGTTTACCACCGACGTACTTCTTGCCGAGGAGCTTACCGCCGCTGACGTAGATGTAGCCCCGGCTCTTGGCGTAGTCGTTCGTGTACGCCAGAACCTTTGTGCCGTCTGGGATCTCGCCCTTGGCTAACTTGCCCATAAGGACGCCCAGCTCGCCTAGCTGCTTGCTCTGGTTATACTCCGCCTCTGTCTGCTCGCTGCCGACGCTACCGAAGACCTGTTGCTGCGCACCGAAGCTGACAGAGCAACTCTCTTCTTCGTTGCCGCTGTACGGATTGACCCAGACGTCAGGCACAGGGCTTGCCCCCAACCGGGCCTGGCGCGCCGTAGATGGTCTTATCGATGTACGTGTTGTACTCGCCTCGCAGGAACGCCTCTTCGAACTCGTCCTCGTCTACGCTCTCGGCGGTGAGATAACACATATCGTTGGGATGAGAACTAGGCCGGTTCCCGATCCGATATACCCCTTCTCCCAACCCGTCGTCGTCTGCCTCTGCATAGTCGTCACATATATCACGACGGGGGTGGCTCTTGCTGAGGTTCCAGCGCATGCCCTGGACCCAGGGCTCGTCGGCATGGCGCGTCTCCTGTGCGGTCTTGTAGGCGTTGTTAATCTCTGTCCGGGCCAGCCGATGCGCGGCGTAGCTGACCCCGCCCGTTACGTTCGGCCGGATGAGACCTGCAACGCTCTTGGCGATGTCCTTGGCGTCGTGGCCCAGGAGCAGACCTTGGCTAACCTTGCGGTCCACGAGCCCTTGCGCCAACGCCTGCGTCTTGTAGACGCTCCGCGCCAGCGGGATGCCGTTCGCGCCCTTAGCCAGTACCGCGTCGATGCCTGCCCGCGCGGTAGCCAACTGAGCTTCTCGCAACTGCGGCATCGGCACGTTGTGCTTAGCCAGGTACGACCACAGCACGCCCTCTGCCACCGTGGCCGCCTTGTCTACCGCCGTGCCCACCCCAGAGCGCATCGCGCGCCCCAGATCGCCCCACAAGGCCGACTGCATGGCCTTCAGCTCGCGCTTTACCAGCACCAGTTGCGCCGCACGCACTGCGCCCGTGGTGGTGTGCTTCTCGATCAACTTGGGCAAGAGCCGGTCGACCTCGTCAGCGCCGTCTTTCAGCATCTGGTTCATCTCGGCAATGGTCAGGTTACTCGCGGCCAGCACATCGAGGAGCGGCTGGCGCGGGTCGTATGCCGGTTGCGCCATCACTTCTCCTGGTTCAGTTCCTCTAGGCCCTGGTACAGCAATCCCTTGGCAACGTGCGGCAACATCGAGCCGTCGCGTAATGCGACGTAGTACTTGACGCGCGGGTCTCCTTCTTCATCCACTACGACCATGCTCACAACCGCTAGCCAGTCCCCGAGCATGCCGAAGCCCCGACCTTCGGTCTCGTCGCTCAAAGATCCAACCCAGTTTTCGAACGCCTGGCCGATAGCCTCGTTCTCCCGGCTCGTCATTCGACCGGAGGACTGTTCAAGGCGCTACCGCCGGTCAGCTCATTGCTCGCCCGGTCCTGCGCCGGGTCCCCGCCTTCCGCCGCCGCAGTGGCAACCTTCTCAGCCAGCATCAGTTCGGCCTCGCTCGGGTCGAACTCGAAGCCCACCCGCGTGAGCGCCTTGCGCGCACTAGCTGCGCTGATAAGGCCGCTCACGAACAACGCCGAATACAACTCGGCTTCCGCCTTGCGGTTGACGGGCAGCTTGTCCCCCAGCACGGGCAGCACCGTGACGTCCAGGAACGCCGGGACCGCCGTACCCGCAACAATGGGCGGGTCGAGCGGGAACCACATCTGCGCCAGGTCGTAGAACAGTTGCGCCATCACGTCCAGGATGATGCGGTCCTTCTCGCCCGCCTTGCTGAGCGTCGGGCCGAGGCGCAGTTGCAGCGCCACTCCGCTCTCCGCCTCGGTGACCTCGAGCCTGCCGCGCGCCGCGTCCGTAGCTCCGGTGGCGTCGCCCATGTAGCCCTCGATACGACCGAAGTGATCGGTGTATGGCTGAACGCTGGTGATGCCGTCAACCCGACGCAGGTTCTTGGCGTTCTCCAGCACCACACCGGGGTACATCGCGAGCGGGATCTGCTCGCCTTGCTCGTTACGCGTCACTGCGCTCTCGTCGGTGGCGAACACGCCAATGCCCATCAGCGCCAGCGCCAAGTCCTCGTCGGTCATGCCTTGGTTCATGGCTGCCTGCAACCCGAGCAGGCCGCGCATCTCACTGACCCCGAACTCCAAGCCATCCCCGCCGTTCGGGATGTGGTAGACCGGCATGGCCGTCACCTGCGAAGGAAGAGGGGTGGGAGGGAGGACCACGTATTGCGGAGCCTTCTCCGGGTCGAACCACTCCTCGGGCTTCCACACGTCAAGGCTGCTGAGGATGGTCCCGGGACTCGTTACCCGGTCGTAGGTCTGAACCCGCGCCAGGTCCTTACCGTCTTCGTCCTTGAACAGTTCGACCAACTTGATCACTGCGATG